GAAGGAGGAGACGTGAGCGGGACGTGCTGGTGGACGCTTGGCCCATGGGGATATACGCCCGGCTGCGTCTTGTTACCGCAGCATGACGAACCGCTAATTGGAGCCGCCTGTCCCTACTGTGGGAAGGCGATCGCATTCGAGGAGGAGACGTGAGCGACGGAGCACAAGCACTACGAGAGTTGTTTCGAGAAGTGGAGGCCGAGCGGCTTACCCGGGAGAAGCAGGACGAGTTCGACATCGCAAGCGGGTACCACAGACGGTGGCAGACAGCACAGGCAACGATCACGGAGCAGGCACTCACGATCGAGCGGCTGAGAGAGGCGCTGGAATGGGCGTTGGGCCATGTCGAGCATGTCTTCAACGCATGGGCGTTAGCTGATTGGAACCCGTGCGAGAAGTCGAGTTATGAGAGCGCCAAGGCCGCCATCGCCTCTCTCTCGTCGTCCGACATGCGTCTCGTGCCGGTCGAGCGGCTGCGCGAGATCGCCGAACTGGTCAATGGTCTGGGCTATGCCCCCGACTGGCTCGCCGACGCGATCAAGGAGAATCGGGTATAATCGGCACGGTGAGATGATGAGCCGTCGCAAGTACGAGACGCCGGAGGACATGCAAGTCGCGCTAGATGCCTACTTCGCACGCTGTGATTACGTATTCCGTGACGTGCAGACGAAGGCGGGCGTCGTCTCGATGCACGATCCTGAGCCATACACGATGTCAGGTCTCTGCGTTGCGCTTGGGATGTCCCGCGAGGCGTGGCGGGAGTACCACAACGGCGATCGCGGCCCGGGCTACGTCGAGGTCTGCGACGAGGCCACACAGCGCGTCGAGCACAACATGGAAGTGCGCCTCTACCGCCCGTCTACGTTCACCGTCGGCCTGATCTTCGGGCTCAAGAACATCTTCCGCTGGCGCGACAACCACGAGATCACGGGAGCAGAGGGTGGGCCGATCGTCGTCAAGTTCGATAGCCAAGACGCCAAGCTCTAGCACGTTCACAAAGACTCCGAAGCAGCGTGAGGCCGTCGATCTCCTCGGAGGGCAAGCGAGGCATGTCCTGCTCTACGGCGGGTCACGTTCCGGCAAGTCGCTGATCCTGCTCTACGCGATGGTGGTCCGGGCGCTCAAATGCAAGTCGCGGCACCTCGTTCTCCGCTTCCGCTTCAACCACTGCAAGACGAGCATCTGGCACGACTCGCTGCCCAAGGTGATCGAGATGGCTTGCCCGAAGGTCGCCGTGCGCTGGGACAAGGCGGACTTCTTCCTTTCGTTCCCGAACGGCTCAGAGATCTGGATCGGTGGACTCGACGAGAAAGACAGGACAGAGAAGATCCTGGGGACGGAGTACTCGACAATCTTCTTCAACGAGTGTAGCCAGATCACCTACGAGGCGGTCATCATGGCGCTCACCCGCTTGGCCGAGAACGCGGGACTAGTGAACCGCGCCTATTACGATTGCAACCCGCCGAGCCGCCGCCACTGGGCCTATCGCCTCTTCATGGAGTCCCTTGATCCGATCACGAAAGCCGCGCTGCCGCAAGATGTCTACGCCTCGATGCTGATGAATCCGACGGACAACAGGGCGAATCTTCCTCCCGGCTACATCGAGACGACGCTGGAAACCTTGCCAGCGCGTGCCCGTGACCGCTTCCTGCTTGGCAAGTGGCTTGACGTGGTAGAGGGGGCGCTGTGGCTTCAAGAGACCATCGACCAACATCGCGTGACGCAGGCCCCGGCCCTGGAGAGGATCGTCGTGGCGATCGACCCAGCGGTGACGGCCACGAAGAAGTCCGACGAGACGGGCATCATCGTCGTCGGCAAGTGCGGAGATCATGCCTATCCGCTAGAGGATCTGAGCGGACGGTGGAGCCCGCAGGAGTGGGGCAAGCGGGCGCTCGATGCGTTCTACCGTTGGCGGGCGGACGCGATCGTGGCGGAGGTGAACCAGGGCGGAGACCTCGTGGAAGCGAACCTGCGGACGCTTGATCCGAATGTGCCCTATCACTCGATCAACGCGATGCGCGGCAAGATCGTGCGCGCCGAGCCGATTGCCAGCCTCTACGAACAGGGCCGCGTGCATCACGTCGGGATCTTGCCCGAGCTTGAGGACCAGATGACGAATTGGACGGGGGAGGCGAACTGGAGCCCGGATCGTCTCGATGCCGCTGTGCATGGGCTGACGGCGCTTTTGCTGACGCAACCGAGCGGGCAGACGGTGACCTATGACGACTGGGAAGCGATCAGCCCGTACTGAGGGGGTGATAGCCATGCCAGCAACGGGAGATCCGATTGATCCGTCGCTGATGTAGCGACCGGGGGACGCATCCGGTGACCACACGCATTTGACTCTCGCTATCCGCTACTATATACTAGGCTCGGAGGTGAGGCATGATTCAGCGACAGCAGATCACGGACAAGCGCGGGCGGACACTTGTTGTCGAACGTGACATCATTGAGATACGCGAGCGCGGCCCAAACGAGCATATCGTTGATGGCGGCCCGCTAGACGGTCCAGTCGTTGGGCGCTTCTGTCGCAGTGAGACCGTGACGATCGACGGCGAGCCCGCGAGCAAACGCCGCGTCGGGCAGTTCATCCGCCGGGCGCGTGAGTCAATGGAGAAGCGATGAGCGGCGACCGATCGAACCGGCGGCGCGACAATCAGCCGAACGTCGTCCTTCACGACGGCAAGGCGATCGTCCCGCCGTCCAAGCGGTTCCTCAAGTGGGTCAAGAGCGAGACTGGCGCACGGACGCTGTTCCGCCCGAGCAAGGAGCCGGTACACATCAAGAAGCCTGGAAGGAACGATCCCTGTCCGTGCGGCTCGGGGAAGAAGTACAAGAAGTGCCACGGGAGGCAACACGATGAGGCCACTCGGTAAGAAGCCAAGAAGGCCGGCTGCAAGGGAATTAGTCGGGCCAGATACGTTTCAGCCTCCGTTCCCCGGAGAGCCCGTCGACCAATACCGAAAGCGGATATCGAAGACGTGCCGCTCGTGCGAATGGTTCCATCCATATGATCAAACTTCGGCGGCTGGATTCGAGCGCGGAGAATGTAGGCGCAATCCAGTCTACATAGAACGGGAACACGGGGATTGGTGCGGAGAGTTCAAACGCTGATGCGGCAAAGGTGCCTGAGACGCGCTGTATGGGCCCGAGAATGGCTCGCGGAGTCCGTCCTGGCGCTGTGGTGGGGGATCGCCGATAGGAGGACGTAAGGGAGGTCTGATGCCAGCGAAGGTGGATGTTACAAAGGCGTCGATCTACGTTCCGAAGGCGCTGCAAGGCGAGCGGATCGTGGAGCGGCTGATGGCGGTGGGGAAGCGGCAGAAACGCTCGGTGAACTATCTCGTCTGCCAGGCGATCGTGGAGTTCCTGGAGAGAGAGGAGGCCAAGTAACGTGTGGACGAAGATCGGGCAATACGAGTGCGTTCAAGACGTTGCGCCGACGAACATCAACCCAAAGAAGTTGCACCAGTACCAGAAGGCACTCAATCGCCTGGCGCTGATCTGTAATTCGGTCTTCGGCTATGGGTATATCATGTTCGGCGATCCTAACAAGATCGGGCCACGGATGATGCGCGGGCGTACGTACCGCTACACGATCGAACGGCTTGACCCGGATGAGACTACGGTCGAGATCAGGGTCGATGGGAATACGCTCGCAAAAGACGTCATCAGGAAGACGAAGGGGGCGAAAGCGTGAAGGCGCTTGTGGCGATCTATCTGACGTGTCTCGGCGTGGCGGCGCTTGTGTTTGCGATCTTCCCCGCCGAGGATACGTACATCAATCCGATCGAGATTGTCCCGGTAGAGCGCGTGATCGAGACACGGGTCGAGACGCAAGCCGCGCCGGTGGAGGTCAATCCTCAAGTCGTCGTCGAGCTACAGAGCCGCGTGGAGGCGGTAGAGAACACGGACGATGCCTGGCGTGCAGACGCCGACCGGCGGATTCGGAACGCGACCGACTACGCGGTGAGTGCGGTCACGGACGCGGACACGCTCTGGACGAAGGTCGCGGCGGTCGAGGAAGGGCTGCGCACGATGAAGCGGCGGGAGACCTGGCAGACGTGGATCTTCGTCGCTTTGTGGGGTCTCGGATACGTTGCCACGATCATCGCGCTCTGGCGCTCGGGGGAGAAATCATGCGCAAAGGGGACTACGAAAGGGACCACGCCGCCGACCTCCGCAGGCACGCCGACGAAGCGATAATGCGCGAGGTAGACTTCGTGCCCGATCCGTTCGACGCAGAGGCGCGGCGTGTGCGGTTGAATCAGCTAGAGCCGATCGCAGCATTGAACGGGC